AATACCACTTGCCTGTCTTACATCATAGTATCTAAAGTATTGATTACCAACTGCACCATAAGCCGAATTTAGGGCAATCTTTCTTGCCCATTGAATATTGTGACAACGAGAAATTTCTTTTACTAGTTTAGGGTCTTTGGTCTTTTCATATTCTTTCTTTGCAATCATCATTCTTTTTTTGTAAATGACACGTTCTTTGTACATTGTTTCCATCATTTCAGGTAGAAAACCTTGACTATCATTTTTAAACTTTGCACCGTTAGGTGTGATACAAGCACCCTCTGTTTTAAGATAATTAAGTGGTACGGACATATCAATCATTTTATTAACATTGACGCCGTGACCACTTTCACCAAGTATTTTTTCTGGCGAAATATTGTATTGAATAATAATGTGTGGATATAGTGAGTTAATATCAAACGATACCACCCACTTGTGCTGACCAACTTTAGGTTCTTTTACGTAAGCACCCTCATACTTTGTTAACTTAACATTGTCTTCTCTTGGTGGTACACATATCTTTTTCTTCATTAAGTGATTTGCAATCAATGTGTCCCATACTCTAACTTGTGAGAATATATCATCAAAGTTAACTTTAGATTCAAACGCAACAGTTAAACTCAAATCAATTAGACCAAGTTTATCTTCCAATGCGTCAACAATCTCAACGTCTTGAATATTGTAATCAATAAATGATTGAAAGTCTTTTGTATACCAATCTTTAAATGTATCATAACCTGCGTCATCTTTACCACGACCAAGTTCTAGTTCACCAATAAAGTCAAGTCTATAACTCTCTTGCCTTGTTGGTATAAACCACTTATACAAGTCAAGATAATCTAACATAGTAATACCAAACAACTTGTAAACAGTTTGTGGTCGGCCTCTTACGACAATCTCTTCACGATTGACTAAATTCCAAGGCGACATTCTGTTTGCAACTTTATCACCTGCAATCAGTTTAATTCTATTCATCATATAAGGCAAGTCAAAAAACTTGGTGTTCCATCCTGTGATAACATCTGGATGATTTTTAATCCAGAATTTCATAAACTCAAACATCAATTGTTTTTCGTCTCTACAATAAACATAGGTAACATCTGGTCTATCAGTTTTATATTGACCAACACCCCAAGTTATGATTTGTTTATTAGATTGATTCTTTACTGTGATACACAACAACTCTTCAATAGGATTTTCTACATCTGGAAAACCATTTTCACAAGTTGTCTCAATATCAAGTGTAAAGATTTTAATATGTTCTTTAGACCAATCTATATTATCTTCAGGATAATTTTGACCAATGTACTGATAATGGTATCGTTCAAGGCCATATAATGGCGATTGGTTGCCATATTCTTTTCTAAAATTACGAGCAGACCTAATATCATTAAACTTTATAGGTTTAAGATACTGACCTTGTAAAGATGTGTAATCTGTTTTTGATTGTGATAAGGCGTAGAGAGTTGGACCAAAATCTATTTTTTCTTTGTAATCTTTCCCATTCATAACACCACGAATAAGAAGTTTACCTTTGTGTTCTATTACATTTTTATAAAAGTTCATTATTTCTCAATCTCACTTCAAGTCCATTATGTTTATTAGTAAGTTGTATTTGACACGACAACCTACTTGTCATTCTATCGTAATCTTTTTCGTACTCTAATAATTCAGTTTCAAGGCTATTATACTCTGCCGGTTCAATTTTGTCAAGCGTGTTTATGTGTACGTGACAAGTACCACAAGCTTGACAACCACCACACGTTGCTGGTATTTCTGGTAAGTCTGCTTTTCTAGCAGCTTCCATAAGAGTAAAGCCCGGTTCTATATCAACACCAATCCGTTCTTTACCATTTCTGATAAAGTAAACGGTTATCATTATAGTTTAGGCAAATTAGTTTCTGTTATTAGACCAGATGGTTTAGTTATAAGAGAGCTAGTATTCTGTTCATAAGATTTTAAAATATCTTCTTTTGGATTAGCAATCGTAACCACTTTACTTTCATCAATAGTCAAACTTTTGTCATCTGTATATGGCATCCAAGGTGTTAAAACCAATTGTACTGGTTTACCTGGTTGAGATTGCATTGGTATGATTGTAAATGGTTTAGTGATTGATACAATTCCTTCAGAATCTTTAACTTCACCTATTATGTCTTCACCTGTTTGTAGTCTTATTATTTTTATATTTTTCATTCTCACATCCTATCATAAAACATTGAATTAGTCAATGCTGTATTTTGTTGTTATCACATATTTTCTTTGGGGATTTACCATTACATTTAATCTAGTCATAAATGCACGGTCAAGAAGAATAGGAGACCTATCTTCTCTATCATCAATAGTAAATTCTACATCTTTGTAATGACCACCTGCAAAATCAACATCTAATTTTACAACGTATCGGTCTTCATCATAATTTCTTAAACCACCAACTGATATTTCTTCTTTACGTACAATATCACTCGTAATAGTTTTATTAAATAATGACCAAGTAATTTTCTTACCATCAATTTTATATTTGTCTGAATGAATAACTGGCATTCCAGAATTACCCGTATCAAACTTTGCCACAATTTCACCAAAAGGTTTAATTGTGACCACTTCTTTATACCCACATTCTGTTGGTACTGTATATCTATTTTCTTTTTTAGCAAAGTGTTGTATAACTTCCTTTGCAATATTCATTTTAGTAGCGTCTTCAATACCCTCTGTACCAGGTGATGAATTGACTTCTAACATAAACGGTGCTTTGTTTACTCTGTCTTTACTAGGTATAAAATCAACAGCTGTCCAATAACCACCAACTGCTTTTGAAGCCTTTAATGATTCTTCTATTTCTAATTCTGTTAATTTAATATTTTCTGGTTCCGAACCTTGTGATACATTTGACCTGAAATCTCCTTCAATAACTGGTCTTTTCATAGCAGCTAAAAACTTACCACCCAAAATATGTACTCTAACATCATATTCAGTTTTAATATATTCTTGTATTAATAAATCAGCGTCTTCATCTTGTTTATGAATTAACTGTACTATTGAATCTAAACCTTTTGGACTATCAACAAATAATACACCAACACCTTTACTACCTCTTAATGTTTTCATTATAAGAGGAAACTTGATACCCGATTCTTCAACTTGTTCATTTGATTTTTCGGGGTCACTAATTAATTTTGTTTGAGGTTGTGTTAAACCATAGTCTGCAAGTCTTAATGCTGTTCTATACTTGTCAGCACATATATTGATTGTAGTTCTAGGATTTACAAGTGTTGCATTAGCTCTTTCTAATATAGAAACTAAATCTAACCAACTATCTTTTCTTGTAATAGAACCACGTACTACAGCAACTGTCATAGCACCAACTTCAAAACCTTTTTTATCGTCTTTGTTATGAAATTTACGGATACCATCTTCTAACGTAGTATAACCACCAGTTAGTTTGAAAAGATAATAAGGATAATTTAACTTATCACATTCTTCTTTTAATCTATCAGCAGTATGAAAAGTCTTAGCCTCTTCAGGTTCATCTGTAATAATCAGTAACCTTAAAAAGTCTTTTGGTTCTTTTGCTTCTGTTAGATAGTCTTTAAACTTGCTGACCTGCATTGTTGCCATCTTTATCCGTATCTGTTGGTTTCTTACCTATATTATATTTAGCGTTTAATGTCCAATCACTCTTTTCTTTAAACGGTAAAACCTTGATTTGAGATAATGGCGCCTTGTCTTCTACTCTTGATTTATCAACAATATCAATCAAATTCCAGTCTTGTAATAATAATGCAATTGTGTTTCTTCTTTGAATATCGTTGTTAACTAATGTAGATGATTTACCATCTAAAGCAAACAGTTCTTTAAAATGTGTTATAAAGTATTTGCCTTGTTTATGTAAGATATGACAAGACTGAAATAACGTCTTATCTTTTCTACTTGCTACACCGATTCTTGTTAATGTTTCTCTGACCTTTAGAAAATCGTCAGGTTGTTTTATGGTTACTTCAAGCATTTGCTCCTGCGACCAATTAATAGTATCTTCACTCATCTTTTTTTTCTCCCACCCTTATTGAGGCTCATTGTTAATGCTTCAATTTGGTCGTCTGAAAGTAGGTTAAGAGCTTCTTTTGCCTTTTGATTACTGTATCCATAATACTCTTTTACAACGTCTAAATTCTTTAGTTTGGACTGTGATAACCACTTCCCACCAAATCGCTTTTTCTTCCTAATACTATTTATCAAATAGTGAAATTGCATACGTTTTGGTAAGAAATGCAAGCCATTCATTTCGTTGCTGTGCATTATTGTATCATAGAACATAGACAAACATCTATTAATAACAAAAGGGGAAAATTTCTTTTCCCAAGTTATATCGTCTGTGTCTAGTAATGGTGTTTTGGTCTCATTTATCGCTTTTAGATAATCTTTTAGTTCGTACATTCGCTCTACCCATATAGTAATCGCCAGGTTCATAGTTCCACTTTTTACCGTGGTGACCTCGTATGTCTGCATAGGTCATTCTGACTTTTACAATTAATTTTCTTAAACTTCTTATCATTTGAATTTACAATTTGCCATAATTTCTGTTAAACAAGCGACCATATTTATCTCTTGGTCAGCAACAAAAGCAGATTTATATTGATATCCTGCAATAATTAATACAGCTTGAGGTACAGAATTGCCTTCTAACGTAGAGTACAACAGATTGTAAATTGTTGAAAACAAAGATGATGGTTCTTTATCAAGATTGTTAATGACCCACTTTCGCATATCATTAAACCTTTTCTCTTTAAGAATGGTCACCAACTCTTTAGTATTTGCCTCTGATAAACTAAACAGAATACCACTATCAATCTTACCTCGTACAGAATATCTTTGAAGTTCATTGATAGTCCGTCTGAAATCAGGATAATGTTTTTGTATAAGTTCAGCTAATACCTTTTCATCATATTCAACTTGTTCATCTTTAAGTATTTTACCTAGTCGTTTCATCAACGCCTGTGCTGTCTTAACCTTTTGACCATTCCTAATGGCAAAGTCAATTACGGTACAACGACTATGTAATGCTGGTAAAATTTTACTTTTGTAATTACAAGTAAATATGAATCTACAATTATTATGAAAAGTCTCAATGAAGTTTCTTAAAGCAGGTTGTACTGATTCGGCATTCATATAGTCTGCCTCATCAATAATCACCACTTTATGATTAGAATGTTCAGTTAATGATACAGTAGAGGCAAAGTTTTTAATCTTATGTCTTAGCGTATCAATCTGTCGGCCTTCATCTGAACCGTTTATAATAATATAATCTGCACCAAGTTCCTCACACAATGCACGAGCAACAGTAGTCTTACCAGTACCGGCAGTACCAGATAATAACAGATTAGGTATTTCTTTTTGTTTTAAAAACTCTGAAAATGTTTTTTTAGTATCTTCAGGTAAAATACAATCTTGTATTTTTTTAGGACGGTATTTTTCAACCCACAAAAATTCATTCATATATACCTACCTCTAAAATTCAGAGTCAGGTTCAATAGCAATCCAGTATTGAATAGGTTTGCCTTTTGATATGAAATGGCTTATTTTCTGTTGTGAAATTGCAACATCATAATCATCAGGAATCATCTTCATATTTTCTGTCTTGAAATAGGCAGTAAATGTTTTGTCTGTATCTCCTAATGAAATTGAATAATCGTTTGATGGTGTTTTCTTATCAATTGCAACAATACTTAAAGTCTTACCATCACCTTTTACTGCAATGTCTGGTAGATTTAATGTATTAACACCTCTCATAAGTTTAGCAAGATTGTCTTTAGACAATGTAAATGTAATAAACTTATCAGGCATATTAATTGATTTTGTTGGTGCAACCACAACCGATTTATCTGCAAAGAAATATTTAATTGATTGTTTTGAATTGTTGTCTTTGATTACTAAATTCTGACCACCATTGAAATTAAGGTCTGACTTATCAAATAGGTCAACAGCTCTTAAAAATTCAGGTAAATCATAGATAGCAAACTCTTGGTCAAACTTCTCTGTAATTTCAGCTTCTGCTAAAATGTTTTTCAACGTAGAGATAGTTTGAATTTTGTTGCCTGGTTTTACCAAAATATTCTGATTGATGTCAGAAAAGTTTTTTAGTATGGCAACCGTATCACTTGTTAGGTTCATTATGTAGTTCTCCTCATAGTATTAATGGAGCGGATGGTAGGTACTGCCCCTACTTCTAAACGTTGGTAACGTCTCATAATACT